TCGGTGGAGATGGCAGCAACCATCTCGAAGAGGGGGTATAGCCGCTTGTAGAACCCGTCGGTGATGGTGAGCTCCGGCTTGAAGACGTAGCGATCATCCCCGAGAGGGATCTTGGCGTTGACCACGTGGCAGATGATGTAGACACCGTAGCCGTAGCGCCGCAGCGTGAGGCAGGTGTCGATCACCATGTCGTAGAGCTGGTCCCATGAACGGCGACCGTCCATGTCTCGCCAGTCCTTCTTGTCGTTCGACCGGGTGATCCAGTCCTTGAGGAGCGGGATCCACGTGCCGAGCGAGTCGAAGAACACGGTAGCCGGCCGAGGCTGGTTGGTCTTGGCCAGGTGGCAGAGCAGTTCGATCTTGGCCTGGACGGCTTCCCACGTCATGACGAGGGGTTCGCCGTTGACGTCGATGGGCAGACCGTTGGGCGCGATGCCTGGCCAGATGGTGGCCTGCACGTCACCCATGGTGGAAGTGCAGTCCATGTTGCACACCCATGCGTCCGGGTGCGAGTGAACGAACTGAGACTTGCCTTCGCCCGGCAGGCCACAGATGAGGCCGAACAGGCGCTCGGGCGGATGGACCATCTTCATGCCGGTGAAACCGAGACCGGCATACCGCTGCTGCGGCAGCTTTCCTGCGTGAGTCGTGACTGACATCTTCTACTCCTCGAAGCCCGGGGGGACCACGTTACCGAAGAAGCTCGGCGGCGGTGCCGGGAAGTTGAACTGAGGCTGGCGGTGCGACGTCGAGAACTCTTCGGGCGCAGGCGCGCGCGCGGGTGCGGGCACGGGTGCAGGTGCAGGCCCGACGATGGAGACCGTGCGGGTGACCCGGTAGCCCAGAGCCTTGAGCCAGGACGTGACCTTGGCCTTCGAGACCTTGCACTTGAAGGTCTTGTTGAACTTGGTCGTGAGCTCCCCGATGGAACCGACCCCGTCTTCCAGGATACGGTCGACCTTCGGCTTGATCACGAGGGTGACGTACTCGTCCTCGAACATCAGGTGGGGAGTTCCGGCTCGAGACTTTCCAGAGCCCCGAGAAACAGCTGGTGCTCGGGATCCAGTTCGGGGATTCCTTCGTCGCGATGGGCGAGGAGGAACTGCTGGCTCTGCACCAGCGCCGGCCACTCCTTCGGCTCCGTCAGGTAGAACGGGCTGTACAGCGCCAGCTTCGACCCCATCCGGAGTCCGTCGATGTTCTTCAGGAAGTTGCATGGGTACGGGTCTCGGGTTGCCAAGTTGTAGATCATGGCAACACGGTCAAGATAGTCGAGTCGCCAATCGTTGTCAAGCATCGTGCTTGCATGAGTGTACGAAATGTTCACAGGGGGGTCGTGATCGAAATCCGGCGCACGGTCCAGGTATTCCCCTTCACCCTTGTACCAACGCATGCAGCGCTCCTGGTACTTCGAGATCGAGGGCTCGCCCTGGTACACGCGCTCGGGCTTCTTCCCCGTGATCCGGTGCAGCTCGACCAAGCACTCATCCATCGTTCCAACAATGGGTTCCGGATGCTTGTAGCCTGAGGTCCACTTGATCACGTAGTCGCCCAGGTCCTTGAGGTTAACCGGGGACCGCATGATGCGGCCGGCGATGCCGGTGCGCTTGCCGTCCGACTCCCAGTGGAAGTCCCGGTCGGCCTGCCCGAACTGGATCGACGGCTTGAGGATGGCGATGTGCATCATGCCACCCAGCTGCACGTCCTCGGGAAGGTTTGGGAACTGCTTGTGGAGAAGTCCTCGGGACATGAACCACTCCAGAGCATGGAGGTAGTGCATGGTCTGGAACTCTTCTTTGACCGTCGACAACCGGATCAGTGGGGGTGCAGCGGTTGTCTTCGCATCCACGATCCAGATCTTGTTGGTCTTCCGGTTGTGGAGGAGCAGATCGAACTGGGCAACCTGTCGAGTCTTGGGGAACCGCTCGTCAACCCAGGTGAGCCGGTACTCGGCACCGAGCTTGGTGTAGTTGTCGAGCAGGATGTCGAGAGCGGAGTTGCCGTTGAGGCAGGGCAGGTTCTCGAAGGCGTTGTACCAGGAGGCGGCCATTGCCTGGTCGAGCACTTCGTTCTCGATGGCGGTAGCCCGTGCGTTCTCCGAGATGCGGAGCTCCTTCGCGATCTTGTTGATCTCTGCGAGACGGGCCTGGCACATCCGCTTGAAGATCTGCTGGCGGTCGCCCTTGTCGTAGAGCGCGAACAGGATGTGGAAGTACGAGCCTCGGGAGAGCGCCTCCGAGTAGGAGAGCGCGGGGATGATGCCGAGGCGCCGGCGGAGGTAGTAGCCGAATGGATCGGAGAGCGCAGTCTTGTAGTCGGATGAGCGAATAGTGGGGGTCCGGGGGACAAGCCCTTCGGACTCAAGGAAGTTCCGGGCGCTACGGCCCCGGTCCTTCGGGAGGAGGGTCGGTGGTGTCTCTGGTGGCATCTTCTTCTACTCCTTGTATCTTGTCCCAGATCTTGGTGAGCCTGTTCTGAATGGACTGGGGACTCTTCAGTCCAAGGACGGCGGCTATCTGCGTCATGGTGTAGCCGTCCATCCGAAGGCGCACGATTGTCCACTCCTCCCCGGTCAGTTCGATCTGAGGGAGGAAGGGAGTATACCCTTCTACCACTTTGGCACAGGATTGACTAGGGTCAAAGTCTGTAAAGTCTAGCTTCTTGACGAGGACCTTGCGGGACTTGCCCCCCGCCTTCTTGCCAACATCATCGAACCGGAAACCATGCTGGGTCCAGTAGACGTAGTGGACCGCCCCCCACAGGAACGCCTTGAGGAACGTCACCACCGTGGACTTGGTGGGGTCGTAGAGTGTGGTCAGGAGCCGATGAGTCTGGATGTACGCTTCGGCCAGAAGCTCGTCCCGGTCCCAATGGTGGAAGCGGCCACGCCTCTTTGACTCGTTGCACCACCAGGTCAAGAAGGCTAGATGCTTCGAGGGATCTGGATCACGGGCGTAGTCCACCTCATTCGTACCTCACGGCAAAGGGTCCTCGTCTTTGACGTAGGACGGAGGCACGAGGTACCAGCCTTCTGGAACTACGATCTTGTTATCAGACAGCTGCCAGTTACCGTCGACCAGGGCGTATACCCGCATGGACGCGCGCGGGCCCACGCGCATGGGCGAACCTTCAGGAACGAGTACGGTTCTGGCGCAGCCACTCGCTGATACGCCGGCCAGCACGAGTGAGGCGAGGGCGATCTTGAGTTGGCTCCTTCGCGACATGGCCCTTCTCCAGATTCCGTGACAACCATTCAAGGATAGCACGGAACAAGGACGTGAAGAAGGCCGTCAAGCCTGGGGTTCCTTCCCATCCTTTGCAAGAATCAGGCCCACGCCGGCAACGACAGCAGCCACGGCAGCGGTGAAGTCCGGGTTGGTGGCAACATCTCCGTCGAACCAGGAGACGAGGACGCCGCCGACGGCGACGAGGATGGCGCCGATCCCGGCGACGGTGGTGTTCTTGTTGTTCACAGCTTGTTCCTTTCAAGGCGCTCGATGCGCGCGATGATGTCGAGCAGCCGAGACTCGGACTGCTCCGACCTGATGGAAAGACTGACCTGCGTCTTGGCGAGGTCGGTCACGATGCTCGAAAGCTCCTTCACCTGGATGGTGGTAGCTTCGAGCTGCTGGTCCCGCCGGCCCACGTACAACAGGGCAGCGATGATGGTGCAAGCTAGCATTCCTGTTTGAATCCAGGAGGCCATCAGTTGAGACCATTGACGCCTCTCTTCGGTCATCCCAGGATCTCCGTCTTACGTTCGGCGGTGAGCAAGTTCTGCGAGACGAGGTAGTCCATGCCCGCTAGCGTCACGGGATTGTTGTTGAGGATCAGCTGCGCCGCAGAAGCAAGCTGAAGGAAGTCTGCAACAGTCGCGTCAGTTGTGGCTGCGGCGCGGAATGAAGCGCGTTCTTCAGGGGTGAAGCGATTCAAGAACTCGTAAGAGGTGAAGGCAAGTTCGATCATGCGACCCCCAAGTAGGCAATCGGAAGGTAGTAGTTGTAGGGAATGAACGACGCAATCGGCAGCGTCGGCAGGCCATCTTGGTAAGGAATGAGATTGCTGTAAAAGCCGACAAGCGGGCTTGTCGTAGTTGGATTAAGGAACAGACAGGGCAATGAGCTATAGTTCACGGCACGGACGCCAATGCCAGTATGGCTGGCATGCACAGCAAGCCAATACTGCGTACCAGCCGTCATGCTCAAGCTGACACCAGTATCTTCTTTGAAGCCGGTGGACGAGCAATCAAAATCTGCCGTACCGAGTAGAGGACTTCCCGTAGGAATCCCATCATTGTCGGATGCGTAAACTCCGACTCGGCAGTTAGAGGCAGCAACAGCGGTGGTGACAGAAACACCAATGCTGTTTATGTTCCAATCCTGTCCCGCTACAAAAGGAACCCAGAAAATGCGCCATTGCGCCAACAGAGTCGTTTGAAGGTTTCCGCTGGTTAGTGCGTTTGTCAGGTAATGCCCTGCGGGGGGCTTTGCAAAGGGTCTGGACGGAAGAAATCCGCCACCGCCACCGACCTCGATTCCCCCGGCCGTCGATCCGTCGCCGATGTAGACCTTCTGCGTGTCGGTGGTGTAGACCGGCTCTCCAGCAGCGGGCGTGATGGCTGCAAGTTCAGCGGCGGTTCCACGTCGGATCTGTAGTGGCATGGCTGGTCCTTACAAGATGACGTTGAAGTCGTGGTTGAGCGCGGCGGGGCTGAGGAAGGTCCCGTAGTCCCGGTCAAGGTCGAGAAGCGCAGTGATCGTTCCGTAGTCGAAGCTCACCGGCTTGGGAGCCGGAGCCAAGACCCACTTCTTGAACGTGCTGTGGTTCCTGACCGGGATGTTGGAGGGGGAACGTGATCGTCGGCGCATGGCTCAGCCCAGGAACATGCCCATGATGAAGCAATGCGTGAAGTAGATCTTGGAGCTGGTTCCCGGGTGATTGATCCGGACGCCGGTCGGAATCGAACCGATGCAGCAGACGATCTCCTCCGAACCCATGGTCTGGAACTCGTGGCCCATCCCGATCACCGCCGGCGAGGCTGTCCCGAACTGGGCAGCGCCTTCCGCCAGCGCAAGAGCTGCAGCCTTCGAGACGGAGAAGTCATCAGGCAGCGAGTACGCCGTACCCGTACCGGCGGTGGCTCGACCGAAAGAGGCAGGGTTGTTGTTCGCCCCGGCGGCCCAGATGCCGTTGGAGGTGGAGAAGTTCGAGGAGTACGCCGGCAGCGGAGTCCACGAACCATGGGTCCGAATGTCGTAACCCACGTTCTTGGTGTGGGTTGGGTAAGCCGCCGAGATGATGTCATCCGGGAGGTAGCTGATCTTGGGGTTCAGCTTGTTCGACGTCGAGAACTCACGGGTCTGAGGCTGAAGGCCCATCGGG